CTCCCTGACTAGCGAAGTCCCATCACCGGCACCGGTACCGGCTATTGCGGTCTTGGTCCGGTTTGGATCCGTCATACCGGACAGATCAATCTCGGATGTCGTAGCAGTCTTGAGAACATCAATCGGCTTGGCGTTCGTTGCCGGGTTCTGCGCTGGGGTGTTGTTTTTATCGGCAATCCTACCAGCTAAAGGAAGTGACCGGATTGTTCTGCCTGGTCTAACGCCAATGACGTTAAACCGCTGAGCTAGAATGCTGGCGCCGCCTTGCCCTTTGGTTCCAATGCCTCCAGGATTTGTTGCTGCTTGATTTGAGTCTCTGACGAAGGCTTTGACCGATGCATCAACATCATAAGCATTCCCGCCAGGAACCTGATTATGGGCGTATTGGAAGACGCCAAACGATCCGCCAGGATCGCCCAGGTTTTTAGTTTTCGGATCAAAGCTTGACTCTTCGTTAGCGACAGCAACGCCAAACCTCGCCCACTCTTCCGGTGTCCCTTTAGTGATACCGAACCTTGCCCCATCAGGCGGAACACCTTTAGGTGGATTGGCTCTAAACTCCGCCAAAAGTTTTTGATAGAGAGAGCCCCCACGCGCACCCTCAGAACCACCTTCTGGGAACTTGCCAGTTGCATCAACTCCGCCACCAGAACCAGCAGCAGCCGGACTAACTCCTGACGCTGTCGTTAAATCCTGGACTGGCGTGAACTTGCCGGGCTCATAACCTAGCGAGGCCGAGCTGCCGGGCAAAGTCGACTGGCGTGTACCAGCTGGACGATAAGGCGAACTCGATCCCGTCGGTGTAGCATCGTTACCGCCGCCCGGAGTAGTACCACCGCCGCCATCAGTACCGCCACCACCGCCGCCACCGCCGCCAGTCGGGCCCATATTGCCCGCACCGCCGCGATCGCCAGACTTCGCTACATCGCCACCACCACGAAGCAAGTCATTAAGACGACGCACCTCATCGGTAACGTCGCGCATCTGGTCGTTGAGGTTCTCGGTGGTTTGCGCGCGGCGCTGCACCGAGGAAAAGTCAGTTGCGTCGCCGCCACCACTGAAACGCTGCGGCGTATTGTTGCCGCCACCACCATTACCAAATAATTTATCAAGTAATTTGGGCGGGGCAGGCAATCTAGGACTGCGAGGATGCCAGCGCTTTTGCCGGTCCGCTTCCTCCCGCTGCGCGTCTCGTCCGTGAACGCCGCTTAAGCGCTCGTCCCGCAGCTTCCGGCGATTGAAGTCTTCAAGCGCGTTGTAGGCATCGATCCCCTGTTGGAAGGTCCACATGAAGGACTCGATAACCTTCTTGCCCTCCTTGAAGGTAGTAATCACAAAACTCATCGTAGAGCCAACGCCCTTGCGGATATCCTCCCACGGCAGCTTCTCCAGCTGCTTGACGGCATCAACCAGGGACTTCTGGAACTCCTGCCCTTCGACGGTATCGAGCCACGCGTTGAATCGGCCAGCCATCTCGGTGAAGACTGGCATCAGCTCGTTGCCGAGCTTGGTCGTGAAGTTATCGACCTGCAAACCCAGCAGCGTCATGTTGAGCTGGAGGCGCTGGGCATCCTCCGCGCTAACAACGGTGACCTTGCCAATCTTCTCGATCAGGTCGGTGGAACGTTCCCAGCCTTTGCCGCGCAGGCCGAGGACTTTCTCAATGGTGGTCACGCCCCATTGATTGCCTTCCTTGGCGTACTGCTGAAGCTTCTGCATCATGAAGCGGAAGCCCTGCTCGGTGCCTCCGCTATCAATCTCGCGCTTCAGCGCTACGGCTAACTCGTGACCAGTACGATCAGCCGTAGACTCGACCAGCTCCTTGTATAGATCGGAATACCCACCTCGGCGGCCGAGGTCTTGGATTTTCCGCATCGCAGTTTCGACGTCACTGGCAGCAGCCTCACTGCTGATGCCAGCGGCTTTGCCGGCTAGACGCCAGCGCTCGAGGGACTCGGCACTTACGCCGAGCTCCTTCGAAAGGTGATGGAGTTGCAGGCCTTGCGCGCTGAAGTCAGCTAAGGCGCGACCACCCGCAACTAAGCCTGCAACTAGACCACCACCGAGAAGACCCCCGGTTATGCCGAGCAGACGCATGCCCGACATCAGCTCCCGGTGGGTTAACATCCAGACGCGTTGAAGCGACTGGAGCTCGTTGCGCGCCTTACTAGTGCTGGCCTTCTCGTCAACACTAACTAGAGCTTGCCGCAGCTTCTCTAGGTTGGCGAGAGCCTGCCGACCATCAGCCTTGACGACAATCTCAATCGTGTCGGCCATTAGTCTGCGGCCTCTTCTTGCGCGCGTCGCTCATCCGCCAGCTTCTGGCTGAGAACGCTCGTCCACTTCATGTGCCGCCGGATCGCAGAGAGTGGCTTAGCTAGCCACAAGTCCGGCTCGACGCTGTAGAAACGCGCAAGCCGGTAGCAATCCAATATCAGGTCGTCTACAGATCCGGCGTGAAAAAAGGCACCAATTGCCAGGCGATGCTGTTCCAGTCTTTGGTGTTCAGCAACCTGATGGAGGAAGGCGGGACTGCCGCCAGTCTTGACATCATCGCCGTCATTTTCTTTTCGTCGAAGGATAGCTTGACGGTGTCGCCGCTGAACACATCGACGAGGACGGGATTGCCGCACCGCTCGATGTCGCCGCCGTTAGGCTCGCGGAAAGTAAGCTCGTCGACCTCTTCTCCGTTTGCCTGGATCGGCTTACGCAACTTGTACTTGATGGGTTGCCCAAAGACGGCCGCACCATTGGCCTCCTCCGGGGCCGCTTTGACTTCCTCTTCGTCTGCCACGCGAGTTCTCCCTCTCTACGGACTGTCGCCCTCCGGCGTCTCCATGACGTCGATTGCGACAGCAAAGTCTCGTTGCGCCTTTTGCGGCACTGGGTTTTCCCTGGTCCCCGATCGGAATTTGACCCATCCAAGCCGCATCCGGTCTACATAGATTGCCGTTCCAGCGGCGACCTTGAACGACATCTCATGACCATCTTTGTCGAACATGTCGTTGTAGAAGACGCCGTCGGTCGAGGTCTGGAACGTGACGTTGGCTTTGTCCCAGGCTGGCGGCATGGTCACCTTGATGAGGGGACCTTCGCTGCAATCGATGCCATCACTCAAGGACTGGCCAGCAGCGATGGTCGGTCCGTTGAGAACAGTAAGCTTCTTAGCCATGTCGCGCATCTCCTACTTGGAAAGAGTGGGAGCTGACTTGGCTTAGAGCAACTCTTCGCAGGTCGTTCCTTCGAAGCGAACCCGGAACTGACCTTCACGCGAATTGATCTCGATGGCGCTACGGCACCAAGCTTCCTTCAACACATAGACGCTGTTGTTGGCGAGCTCGGCGGTGACGGTAACGTCCACCATCGACTCAAGGTTCTCGACCGACATACCCTGCACGTCAGTCAAATCCCCTTCAATGTATGGCACCCTAGGCAGCTCGCTGAAGCCGTGCACATAGTCTTGCCCGGCAATACCGGCGCGCTCCACTGCGGAGGGCGATACCGTGAAATTTCCACGCAACGGGAGGAGCGCCCCGTCGACCTTGAAGAACGCGATGCCAGCAACCCGTTGACCCATTGAGGCCTCCTGTTAGACGGGGATTGGAAAAGGAAGAAAGGTTGGGCTGTCCCACGAGCATAGGAGCAACCCAACCCGTTAGGCGGCGGTGGATACTTTACGCCGCCTGACCCAGCGTGGTGGCGCCAGCGGTGATCTCGGCGTCGTTGCCACGATTGTATTGCAAGCGGAACTGCACAAGCACCGCGAAGATGCGGAGCTGGTTGACCAAGTCGGGCGGGTAGAGAACGTTGACCCGGTTGGGGTTGTTCGAGTCGCGCTCGACAATAAGGTGGCTCTTGAAGTTGGCCACATCCTCCACGAGACCGTTGAACTCGTCGATGCGATACTGCGCCACGAGCTCGGCCTTGATCGACTTCGGCGTGACGATCGCCTGACCAACACCGAAGCGGGTGCCATCGTTCGCCAGCTTATGCCGGGGGAACTTGCTGGTGATGGCGTGCCGCTGATTGCGGATAAGGCGGGCGAGCGTGGCCATCGTGGTCACCAGCTCGTACGCATCATCACTCTGCGAATAGAGGTTGAGCTGGTAGGTGGTGGTTTCACGCAGGATCATGGGGAAGTTGTCGGATCCAGTCTTCTGCGTGGCCAGCCCGTTGCCGCTGATGGAGTTGAGCTCCATCAGATTGAACCGGAAGTCGCCGGGAGCTGGTAGGACCAGATTGAGCGACAAGGTCTGGAGCGGCCGAGCCGGATCATTCGTCAAGGCCCGCGCGGCCTTGGCGCAATAAGCCGAGCACCACTCGTAGATCGGAGTGGGCGACATCTGCTCGACTGCCATCACCGAGGTCAGTCCGCTATTGCGGGTGGCGCCCCAGATAATGAAGTCGGCATAGTCGGCTCGCTTGGCGGTGAAGATATGTCCGTACAATTGACGCATCCACCCCCACCTTCCGGTGTCGGAAAATCCATACTCCTGTTCCCACGCCAGCAGGGAGGTAGAGTCGGTATAGGGCATTGCGACGTATTCGAACTCACGCTCGCCGAGCTTCGAAATAGCGTTGTCGAAGTTGGGCACGCCGGCGCCGCCAGTGAGACGACCGAAGACGTTGGAGGGCGGCGACTCGCCGGAACCGGAGAACGTCAGCAGCACGCCAATCGGGGTTTCTTCGCCACCGATGCGGCCATAGTAATTCATCATCATGCTGATGTCGTTGCCG